TCTAGGCTGTCATATACTACCCTAGGCTCACCTTTTCCATTCTACCCCCTCTTAGACCCTCCATTTTGGAATAGAACAGAACGGATTCAACCATCCCGAGGGAACGAGATCCAAAAAAAAAAAAAAGGTCCGGTTCCCTCCAAAGAAGGAACCGGACCGGCACCGAAAAAAGTTAAAATTATTTTCGCATTGTAAGTTATCTGGAATTGTTCATTCCGGTTTCAGTCAAAAACGACCTTGTATGGGTCGAATTGTTTTGCATCAGCAGGACGCAAAAACTCCATCGATGGAGCATCCTCTTCAAAGGTTATCTGGGCCATCAGCCCACCCTTGATTTTGATGTTCTCAACCTGAGCTCCTGCAGTTTCCCAATCGCAACACTTCGCTTCAAGAACTTTCAGGATTGATTTTTGGGAAACAAGCAAGGGGTTTCCCCATTCACTTGTCGGAAAAATCAAACCGACAATTCCTTTTTCAATCGCCCATTCTGGGAGGTTAAAATCAGACAGTAAACCCGCCGACCCTATCCAGATTTTGGAGGCTGTCACCTTCGTTTCATGCTTGACCCAATCAACCGCTTTTTCGCCGGTCAAAGTCAATTGTCCAAAGACGGGTTTAGAACCCTTCTTCGCAGCACCAAGTAGTGCCATTGCTATGCTCATCATTATGTATTCTATCAACATGTTTATCACTCGTTTTGCTTCGACGCCATCCAGAAAGCAAGTGTAGAATTACAATGCTCAAGATGGTCTCACCCGTCCGTCATTGCATTGCGTGTTTCCCTCGGTATTGGCATATCCGCTATTCGGGTCCAATACGCCACAGGACATAAAGGCTCCCCGTGAATCCTTTTTACCGGAATCCGGAAAGCATCTGCTCCATTTTTTACCGTAAACATACATTCGAATGTATGTTTTCCGACACAATCACCTTTATTTACTACCGGATAGTGGAAGAACCATGGCGAAAGGTTCCAGAGACTTAATTTTACGAGACAGACTACAATTTGATATTGACGGAAGCGGTGATGCTGCCTTGGTTTATGGCCGTGTTGATTTATCGGATTTTGTCAATGTCGTTAAGCGAGAAGGAATGAGTATCAAAGAGGTTCGGTATATGCTCCGAGCTCCTGCAAAACCTAACGGTGTTCTATCTCCACTTTTGCTTGACACAGTGGCCGCACCAACGGCGTACCGTGCATCAATCAAAGTATTCGCTACAACAACCGCATATGAGAATATTGAGGATGTTGGGCTCGCTTCACCTGATGTTATCAGTGTCCTTGAAATGACTTCGGCAATCACTGGTGATGCTGCCGGTATTGCGGTCGGAACAGCGAACAACCAATGGACTCACTGGGGGACACCTGACCTCCATCCTGATGGCTACAATGTTGTCAGTGATTTGCTCATAGGAGTAGGTTCTTCAAACGCTGTTGCTCAAGCCGGTGGAACGCTTGAAATTGACATCATGATTATTGGTGAACCTGTCAAACTCAACGAAGCCGACATGACTGAAATGCTGACCCAACAACAGGACCTTTGAGGTGTTGTAGTTGCCACGCAGAAAAGACGGAACCTATTATTCCACAGACCCAGTTGAAGAAGTCAAAGGCTTTCTTTCTGGGGACGAAGACGACACAAAGCGAATTGCTCAACGGTTAGCAACCGCCAAACAATACGGGGCCTATGGTGCCAAAGTTGGAAGTGTTATTCCCCTTGGCGGTTCGGCTGTTGGTGGTGCTCTTGGTGCCATTGGTGGTTTCATCCTCGGAGACCGTGAAATTGTTTTTCCATTGGATATGATTGCCATTCCGGCATGTCAAGCCTACCTCCTTGAAAGACAACCATTCTTTACTATCTACATCAAAGAAGGCGAAGTCCTCAACCAAGTATTACCTACTGATGCAATGGAAACCGAGGTTGCTTTGGCCGGCAAGGCAAAAATACCCATTCTCAAGAAAACCCGTGCTCCATCAGCATATTCAAAGAAGTATTCCAAGGCTTTTGATAGTGTCAAAGGCTCCTATAAAACAAAATCAGGCAAGTGGAAAAAGGACGGTTTCAAGCGGGCTGTTAAGGCCGCACATAGGCTCGCTAAGAAAGGGGGCAAGAAGTAATGCCTGTTAGTGATATTAGAGAGTCCATTGAACGAGACCAAGTAGTTTCGACGGGGAACCTGACCATTATTCAAAAGCGTGTTAATCTACAAGGTGGTTTCAGGCATGAAATACTTGCATGCGACATTTTTCAAGATGCTGTGCTAAGTACGGATAGTCCGTACGGCTTGGTTGAGTTTTTCGTCACCCCTTATCCGGTGATTTACACTAACATGCAACCCACCACACTGACCGATAATCGGGGACCGTCGGCGGCCTCTGACACCGTTTTATTCAAAGCAAACTTCAAATTAACGGGAACGGATAATTGGACGGACATTCGCACTTTCCCATCACCTCAAATTGCGGCCGGTCCTACCTTTTCATTCTATACACCTGCGGTTTATTTCACCATGTTTCTTCATGGAGATGGGGGTTCAATCTGGGACAATATCGCCTTTTCTTTCCTTTTGAAGGTCAAGTCCGTGAAAGCATCAACCACTTCATACGGTTTGGGAATGATTCGGGAACGAAGCGTGGCCCAAGGTATGAACCTGATGAGTCAAGGTCGGACCATTCCACAGGCTGATAATGTCGGACAGATATTTCCTATGTGGAAATACGGTGGCATTCGACCGGAATACATGCTCAAGGGCGATGGTCTCCGAAACTTTTTCCTGCCATATTCACCCCAAGATAGCGAAGCGATGCAAACAACCGGCAACCTTCGCACCTTTGTGAGTGCATCCCGTTCAATGTCGTCTTTTGAAGACGCTTTTGGTTCTGTGGACCCCGTCAAGGGGCCGGTTCCAGACTGGGTACGCTTTGAGGTGGGTCGTGGCATTATCGCTGGACCTATTCGTGCTCAACAACCACCAAGAAAATTGTTTGATAATGGCAATACTATGATGCTGTGATTTTATGGACGATATAGACTCCAAGCAAAATGATAGAATCCAGTGGTGCGAGAAATTATTGTATGCTCTTGTTGTGCTCCAGTTCCCCCAGATTCTTTCCCTTCTCTGACATCTCACTCCTTTTCCCTCGGGATGGTTTCCGTTCTTTGGGTCTAGGTGTAGTATCTATGGCAAAACATCTCTAAGAGGGTCCCCCTTCTCACTCATCCCCTCTAGGCTGTCATATACTACCCTA